GGAGCACGCGGCAAACCCGCATCAACGATCCGTCTGTATCCGCGAAATACAGAAGTCGCTGCAATTTTCCGCCCGCGAGCTGCTGAAGCAAAAAATAACGGTGCTCGGCGTTTCGCATCTGTTCGAAGTAACGCTCACTGAGATCCGTTCACGCAACGGCAACGGCATCATCATCTTCCAGGGGATGCAGGACCACACAGCCGACAGCATCAAGTCGCTGGAAGGATTTGACCGGGCATGGGTGGAAGAAGCGCAAAACCTGTCTGCCCGTTCGCTGGAACTGCTGCGCCCTACCATCCGCAACGAATCATCCGAGATCTGGTTCAGTTGGAATCCCGACCAGCCGGACGACCCTGTTGATAAGTTCTTTGCTGACCGGCCAAAGTCGGGCCAGGAAGCTGCCGATTTCATTCTGGTGCATGTCAACAGCACGGATAACCCGTTCCTGCCTGAAACGCTGCGTAAAGAGCGCGAGTACGACAGGAAGTACAACTCCGATTCATTCGCGCACGTTTGGGAAGGCGGCTACAACACCAAATCCGAAAGCCAGGTATTCAAGGGAAAATGGCGCGTTGATGAGTTCGACCCGGCCGCAGACTGGCAAGGGCCGTATCACGGCCTCGACTTCGGCTTTGCCAACGACCCGAGCGCAGCCGTCAAATGCTGGATACACGACAATCGGCTGTGGATTGAGCGAGAGGCCGGACGAGTCGGGCTGGAACTGGACGACACGGCGGGCTATCTGGAGCAGCGTATTCCCGGCATCTGTTCGCATGTCGTCCGCGCAGACTCTGCCCGACCTGAGTCGATCAGCTACCTGAAGCGCCCCGACCCGAACAAACAGCGCCCGCACATGCCTCGCATCGAGCCGGTGAAGAAATGGGCGGGGAGCGTCGAGGATGGAATTTCCTTCATCCAGTCCTTCCGTGAGGTCGTCATTCATACGCGGTGCGCGGAAATGCAGAAGGAGGCGCGGCTGTACAGTTTCAAGACAGACAAACGGACGGGTGATATACTGCCCGACATTGAAGACGCCAATAACCATTATTGGGATGCCGTGCGCTATAGCCTCGGCGGCATGATTAAGAGTGGCGATACCCCCGGAATGCCAAAAATGCGGATGAATTTCTGATGACCGATAACGTATCTTTTGAGCGCGCCGACTATCGCGAGGCTCTGTCGTCTTGGGAATTGGCGCGTGATTTTATCGATGGCCAAGCCGCAGTCAAAGCAAAAGGCGTCCTGTACCTGCCAGACCCGAACATGCTCGGCGACGACAGCAACGGCGCAATCTATGCTCGCTACCTGCAACGCGCCTGCCTTTTTCCGGTCGTTGGCCAGACCTGCAAATCCATGATTGGTGCGGCGTTCGGCAAATGGCCGGAGCTATCAGCGCCAGCCAACCTGGAATACGTGGACACCGACATTGACGGCAGCGGCATCAGCATCTATCAGCAATCGCAATCCGTCACCGCTGATGTATTGCGCGCTGGCCGGGCTGCGCTATTTGTCGATTTCCCTGAATCCTCCGGCGCACTGTCGGTTGCTGACATGCAAACCGGCGCTATCCGCCCGAACGTCATCGCCTATCCGCCCGAGGCTGTCATTAACTGGCGCACGGAGAAAGTCGGGGCCATCAACCGGCTGTCACTTGTCGTCATCCGTGAGACAGCGATACAGGCTGGCGATTTCTCGCTGACGGAAGTTGACCAGTGGCGCGAACTGCGGCTGATGGATGGCGTCTATGTCGTCCGGCTGTGGCAGCGCGACACGAACCGGCCTGATGAACTGATTCTCGTCGGCGAGTCCATGCCGACCATGGCGAACGGCCTGCCGTGGTCAGAGATTCCGTTCTGCTTCATCGGCTCGGAAAACAACGACCCGAGCATCGACAACGCTCCGCTCATGGACATTGCCAGCCTCAACGCCAAGCATTACCAACTTGCCGCCGACTGGTACAACGCGCTCTTTTACGCTGGACAGCCTCAGCCGACAATCACCGGACTATCTGAATCCTGGCGCGACTGGCTGGCCGAGAACAACGTGGCCATGGGTAGCCGCGCCATGCTGCCGCTGCCTGTGGGCGGTGACTTTAAATACGCCATCGCCCCGGCCGACCAGGCTATCCCCGCCGAACTGACCGCACTTGAAAACCGCATGATTGCGCTCGGCGCTCGACTGATGCAGCCCGGCGGAGTCGCAAAAACTGCAGAGCAAGCCCGTGCTGAAGTCGCCGCAAACCATTCCGTCCTGTCTCTCGTCTGCGAAAATGTCAGTGAGGCATACGAACAGGCGCTGCGTTACGCGCAGATGTACATGGGCGGCAATGGCGAGGTCGAATACAGCATCGAGATGGACAAGGAGCAACTGTCCGTAGATGCCCAACTGCTGACCGCGCTCCTGTCCGCAAACCAACTCGGCAAACTGCCAGACTCCGAGCTTTACCGGCTGATGCGGAAACTCCAGCTCGTCAGCGCCGACAAAACCGACGAGGAATTGCGCGAAGAATCCGACAGCACAGTGCCGCGAATGGACAACATGAATGGCTGAGTTGGCCGGAAAGACCGCGCCCGAGCAGATCACGCTGGCCACACGTCAGCAGGTCATGCTTGACCGCCTGAAGTCCGCAGAGGTCGCGAAGTTCAAGCCTTTTTTGCAACAGGCTGAACGTGATTTGCAGATGCGGCTGATTGCCGCCGACATTGAGACCTATGACGCCAAGCGCATCCAGATCCTGCTGGACGCCATCGAGCGCGACATGCGGGCGATATTTGGCGGCTACACCACGCAACTGACGGGAGACTTGATAGACGCGGCTGTGTATCAGGCGCAACTTGAGGCGCGCAATCTCCAGACTGTTTCAAAAGTGCCGTTTGAATCCGTCATCCCATCGCCCGAGCAAGTGCGGACGGCCGTCATGACTGCCCCGCTTGCTGTACAGGGATACCGACAGGGCGCATTGCTTGAGCCATGGATGCAGGGCTGGACGGATGATTCCATTGCATACGTGAATGGCGTAATTCAGCAGGGTTATTATCAGGGCAAGAACACAGCCGAGATTGTCCGCAGTCTGCGCGGAACCGCAAAGATGCGCGGCCAAGACGGGACGCTGGCGCAGATTGACCGGGCAAACACCGTGCTTGTGCGGACAGCCGTGCAGCACTCGGCGCAGGTTGCCCGCGAGACCTTCTTCCGCGCCAATGATGACATCGTGCTTGGGCTGGAATGGGTTTCAACCCTGGATTCCAGAGTCACAATCCAATGCGCCAGTTTGGACGGAAAACGATTCCCGCTCGACTCCGGCCCTCGCCCACCACTCCACCCACAATGCCGCTCGACCACCATTGCCGTGCTTGACCCAGCCTTTGACATCCTCGACGAGGGAGCAACCCGCGCATCTAAAGGCGCAGACGGCGGCGAACAAGTATCTGCGGGTCAGAATTATTATGAATGGCTCAAGACTCAGCCAGCGGAGTTCCAGGACGTGGCACTCGGGCCAACTCGCGGCGAACTGTTCCGCAAGGGCGGATTGTCGGCCGAGCGATTCGCTGAGCTGAACCTGGGCAAGAACTTTGAACCGCTCACACTTGAGCAAATGAAGGCTTTGGAACCTGTCGCGTTCGCTCGCGCAGGACTATAACGCGGCTGGGCCGCACACGCTCCGGGAGCAAAACCATGCTGAAATATGAAGTTGACACCATCGAAGGGCTGGACGCCGCCATTGCTGGCATGTACGACAAGACCGAATCCGGCAAGTTCCGGCTGAAAGTCGAAGGCATAGAGGACACCAGCGGCCTCAAGAAAAAGGTTGACGAGTTGCTGGCTGAAAAGAAGTCGGCCGCGCAGAAAGCCAAGGAAGCCGAGGAACTGGCCCGCAAAGCCTCCGAGGAATCCGCCCGCAAGTCAGGCGATGTTGATGCGCTCGACAAGTCTTGGCAGCAGAAACACGCCGAGGCACTGGCCGCAAAAGAGACCGAACTCGGCAACATGCGCGGAACCCTGAACAAGTTGTTGGTGGACAACGTCGCGGTCAGCATGGCCAACGAGCTGTCCATTCCCGGATCTTCTGCCCTGCTGATGCCACACATCCGCGCCAGGCTCTCTGTTGACATTCGGGATGGACAGCCGCAAACTGTAGTAATCGGACAGGACGGAAAGCCATCGGCGCTCACCCTGGACGAACTCAAAGCGGAATTTGCATCTAACCAAGCGTTCGCGCCGGTCATTGCAAGTTCTCGCGCTTCCGGTGGCGGGGCTTCCGGTGGCAGTGGTAAAGGCGGCGGGGCCGCGATAACCGTTACACGCGCCCAATTCGGCCAGATGAGTGCAGACCAAAAGATGGCGCACATCAAGTCTGGCGGTAAAGTCTCCTGAACCTGAGGTAAAATTGCCATGACCACGAACACCCTGACCAACCTGATTCCGGCCCTGTACGCCTCGCTCGATGTTGTTTCCCGCGAACTCGTCGGCCTGATTCCTGCCGTAACCCTCGATGCTCGCGCCTCCGCTGCCGCTGTTGGCCAGTCCGTCTATGTTGACGTGGCTCCGTCCGCCAATGCCGCCATCGACAACACTCCCGCCATGTCTGTCCCGTCTGAGTACGACCAGACCATCGGCGCTACTGCGATCACCATCAGCAAGAGCAAATCCATTCCGTTTAGCTGGAACGGCGAGGAAGAACGCGGCCTGAACTCCGGCCCCGGCGCATCGAACGTGCAGAACAACCAGATCACGCAAGCCATGCGCGCACTGGTCAACGAAGTCGAAGCCGACCTTGCTGCCCTGTACGCCACCACCTCGCGTGCCGCTGGTACTGCTGCGACTACCCCGTTTGCCACCACTCTTGAAGGCGCGATGAACGCCCGCAAGATTCTGCTCGACAACGGCGCGAATCCGCAGAACCTGAATCTGATTGTGGACACCACTGCCGGGGCTAAGCTGCACACCTTGTACGGCGTGCAGGTCGGTCGCGGCGACGTCCCGATTAACGAACAGGGCATTCTTGTCCGTCCGTCCGGCATGGCCATCCGCGAGTCCGCGCAGATTGTCACCCCGACCGCTGGTGCAATGGCATCCGCCACGACCACC